TGAAACTTTGTAAGAATAACCAGCAGCCTTTTTATAGCCTTTACGTTTCATCCACCATTCGAACGAGTGAACCCAAGATAGGAGCACTCCATCACAGTCTGTTAATATAATCATAATAAAATTATAATGAAGTTACGCGTTTTGTACACCGCTTTTTTCGTAATAATATTTGATTTCCTCAACTAATGGCTTAATCCAATCTTTTGTTTTTTCCTTAAATACGATTGGTTTATCATCGCCATCAACAACCATTAACGTTACGAGTTGATTGATCGTAATTCCAGTACGTTCTTCAAACATAATAGCATAAGCTGCTTCTTGCATAAAGTACGATGAAATTTCATCGCGTTCTTTGACACGGCCTGATGTTTTAAAATCTACAATTGATAGTTCACCATCAAATTCTGCGATGCAATCGACGCGCCCTGCAACCTTAAGCTGATTAGAATAAAGAGGACATTCTTGCATATAAACTTTACCAATATTGTCATCAATTACCTTTTGAAGTGTTGACCAACTATGTAAAACATGAGGCATTTTATCGGCCTTTGTTTTGATATAGTCTTCTTCGTTATTGATATATCTTTCAGCGATATTATGTACATTCGTGCCACGAGTTGTTGCATGTCGTGTACGACGATTAGCTTCTTCTTCACCAATATCTTTACGCCATTTAGCCCACTTCCATCGATCACGATATCCTAATGCGGTCGTAATTGAAGGATACTTTTCTCCTTCAGGTGTAAGATAGGTTCTGCCTGATTTAAGCGTTACAGCTTCTAAATCTTGATATCCTAAATCAACGTTTTCGTGTATAAATTCTTTTCTCATTTAAAATTTCCTGTCTTACTAATTTTACCAACTGATCCTTCGAAGTTAAGTCCAGGCGCAGACATTAGTCGAACTATTGTTCCATTTGAACCGCAAGGGCAGGGTTTACCACATGGTACATCGCGGTTATCTACTGGATGAGATTCCTCCCATGTTTTATCACATTTTTTGCATTTATAATCGTATAACATAATTAGTAAGTATTAATAGTATTGTCTTTAGCCGATGCTTTTTTGATTCCCTTTAAACGATCATTCCACTCGGAACCTGCTCGTTTAATAGGATCAATTAGATCGCTTGATATCGAAGGAGCTGACATTACGTATTCCCAATCAGATCCTTCTTTTTTTAAAGTTTTTTCCTTATCTGCGTATGAGCAAAAGATTTCTTTTACTTCACCTGTTTTTTTGTTTTGTATATCGTAAGTTGGCATATTAAGTAATAAACCAATGTGGTGTGGCACGTTTTGACCAAGCCATATTGAATCTTTTTTGTTTAGTTTTATAAAATGCTTTGTACGATTTGACAGGATCTTCAAACATACATTCTGGATTTGATTTCATGGCCAATGGAAACTTAGTTAGCTTACCGTTTGGAATATTTACTGGTGCATCGAATAATTCTTTGCGAAGAATTTGATCTGTTTTGTGAACTTTACCATAGCGATATGTGTATTCGTCACAGAGAGCATCAAACAACTTCCAATGCCAACGATAGTTTTCAAGTGTTTCCATAGTCCATACCGTACAAGGATGATACTTATGTACAGCCTTGTAAAGTGTTTGCTCGCGATCGTCGGGTAAAACATAATACTGTTGCATTGTTTTACCTGAAACTGATCGGCGCTTTTCGGGTTTACCATCAAGCATACGGTGCGCTGTTGATAACATTTGCGCAGATTCAATAATCATTTTTACGACGTGCTTATCGCAGTGCAGTTGAGCTGCTACCACTGGGTCATTATCTAATACAAATACGTTCATAATATAATTATATCAAAGTTGTGTTATTTGTACACTACTTTAACAATTCAGGAAATGCTGCTTCAACTAAGCTTTTTGTAATTTTGCGATATTTTTTATTCTGTAAATTAGTGATTGTTCCATCCTTAGCAGCGCAAAGAATAGCCGCGTCTTCTTCGTGAATTTGTTCTAAGATACCAATAAAGATTTTTTCTTTCTTAAATTGTGCGATCTTATTTGCTACTACACACATTCCAATAGGCTTAAAGGCATTAGATAGAGGAGCAGGTTCACGTCCTTCAGGACATACTTCAAATGGTGGTTTACCCTTTGGCAAATCCAATACAATTTTATCGTTATAGCAAAGCTGTAATACTGACTTTACTTGCTTAAACGCGTTTTGTTTTAAATGGTCGATTCGATCATTACGATCTTCGAGCTTACATACTTCTTCGAATACTTCGTGTATATATTTTTGCATAATTTAGCTTTCGTTTACAAAGAAGTCTTTTGCTGATTCAACCAGCAAACTACATCTTTTAGTTATTAAATAATTGAGTACTTTCATGTTTGATTTACCCTGTTGAGAATTATATTTATCCATTATGTTATCTACAATATCTGTAGGAATACAATCTAAGTCAATCATAAGCTTGTTACGACAAAAGTTGCGGTATTGTTCTTCGGTCATAACATTACGTAACGAATCGACATCAGAAGCATTACCACCACATGCGTCATACCATTCCTTGATTTTCTTAGCACGCATTGGCGTTTGGCGACCACCTTCTACAACAAAAGTATCATCAGCACTAAGCATATTTGGTACTCCATCACTAGTATCACCTTTACAGATATGTTCAAATTTGTAGAATGTTGGATCTTCAATCTTTAGCGCTGCACGTTTCATTGGACTAAATTGCTTTACGTTTGAATAACGCTGCAATTGAATAAAGTCTTTATCAGAAGAAACGATCATAACTGGTTCGTTCTTTCCAAATTCTTGTGTTGATTTTGCAAGGGCAGCAATTACATCGTCAGCTTCAGCGCGATCTACGTGTACTACAGGATAAGGCATTTCTTCTGCGATTTCATCCCGGATTCCATTGAGAAAACCAAAGAACTTGCCCCAATCTAAAGGTGATTCATCACGGGCAGTTTTCCGTTTAGCTTTATAGTTTGCAAACTTTTCTTTACGCCAAGATGTACTGTCACAGGCAATAATCATTTGTCCGTATTCATCACGGAATTTAGTGTTGTATCGTCGTATACTGTTTAGTATCATATGACGAATAAGGCCTTCCTGAATTTCTTCTGGACGATCTTGAGAAAAAATTGCGGCAATTGCTATGCCACTATAGTCGACAATAATCATAATGTAATCTTTCTGTGCTTGTTAGATATCTATTATAAACCAAGATTAGTAGTTTGTACACCCCTTTATTTACTTAAAATCTTCTGCCTTAAGATCCTTTAGGTGACCTCTATGAATCTTTCCGCCAAAAAAGGCGTTATGATATTCGTTAGGTTTAAGAAGTGCATGAGTGTTCATTTGTTCGTAGCATTCCATATAACTCATTACTCCTTTAGATTTGCACAAATGAATAATTTCGCGATGGAAGTGGTCTAAGCCATTTTCTTCTACAATCAATTTTACGGTTTCGCTTGATCCGCAATATGTTTTCCAATCAGATTCTTTTAAAGATCGACGTTTACGGGTTTTACCTTTCAGAGGTGGTTTAGTTACTTTAGAAAAGAAGTTCTTTTTTCCAATGTATTTCATACCTGTAGAAGTATCTGTAACTACGTAGACAAATCCTACTGCATCACCTATCATTTCACTAGTAAACTCCTCACCCTTATAACTCCACATAGAGTTATTTATTCCCAAACTTCTGGCTTATTTCCAAAATTATCTCCAGCAAAACCAGCATCAAGCCAAGCCTTATTTGATATAGCATTTACTCTTGGCTCCGTTAAAAATACTTCTGAACCTTTATAGACTTTCACATATTGTTTGTGAGTTGCAAATACCCTTTTCCACGCGTATGGACCAGTAATTCGAACTGGTTTAGGGACATCGAGATAGTTTATCTTTAATAACTTTTGATTGTTTTCCCAAACCTTTTCAATAAATTTATTTTCTTTAGGGAAATAACTACCTCCGTTATAAGGTTTATTGGCAGGTGAACTTTTTATGCTTTGCCAAACAATATATCCTTTTTCTTCAGGTAAAGTATTGACAGCATTTTTAATAGCATCAGCGTTTATTGGAGACATATCAGCGCCTAATCCTAGACCTCCATACAAATATTGAGCTCGAGAAAGAGTAATATCGCACCTCATTGCTGGAGGAATTAACGGATGAAATTTAATTGGAACATTAGTATCATCCCAAAGTGTTATATCAAACCCTTCAGCCTTCCACAATTCGTAATTTCTTAATGCACGCGGTGGAGCGTTATCCCACCCTTGCATCCAATACATATGTCCTTTGATTTTTTTATTCGTCGTATTCTTCTTCATCATAATAATCATCAGCCAACTCATGGCCACACATTGGACAAAAGTCTGGTTCAACATAGTCTAATACACTATCTTCATCCCACTCAACGGAATAAGTAGTTTTACAACATTTACAGTAAAGTTTTTCTAAAGCCATATTAACCCTCGCAAGATGTGCAAGTAAGTAAGTTGCGTGACAACTCCTGCGAAGGATTTGTTCCGCGATGATAATAAAGTGTTTTTACTCCTTGTTCCCAAGCGTAAATAAGAAGTTGATTCGTATCACGTGGTGGTGTCTTTGGATGAATCATCAAGTTAATACTTTGCGATTGATCGATATATTTCTGACGGATACCAGCCTGTAATACAATTTCTTTTTGAGATATTTCACCAAACGTTTTGAATACTTCTTTCTCGTGATCTGATAAGAACATAAGATGTTGAACGCTTCCACCTGTAACTAGAATAGATTTCCATACATCAGATGTATCATGCCCGTGTTCCTTTAATACTTCTTTTAAATAAGGATTCTTATAAGTAAACTTACCTTTTGCAAGATCTTTAACGAAGTAGTTACTATTCAAAGGTTCAACACTTGGAGAAACTTGCCCAAGAATAAAAGAACTTGACGTTGTAGGTGCAACTGCTTGAGTTGTCATATTCCTACGACCAGATCCTTTTAGCTTTTCAGGTTCCCCTAAAGTTTTAGCCATTTCACTCGAAGCAAGCATACTTTCTGATTCAAT